ATACAAGGAAACTAACGATACACTGTTAAAATTCTGCTCAATATACACAGAAGAAACCTTTAAGCAAACAGAAATGTATAAAGACAATGATAATCTTGGAGCAGGTTGCCACTGCAAAATAAGCATAAAAAAAGAGACCGTATGAGGTGCAACTCAAAACGGTCAAAATCTGAAAGCATAGATAATATATCTATGCTTGTATTCTAACACAGAAAGGATAATAAGTCAAATGGAATGGATTAAAAAGAACACAAGAATTAACACGAGCAATGCTGATGTGAGCATTAGTATAACATCGTTCGGGAAAAATAAAAGAGGTGCAACAAAATACGGAACAGCGATAATGTTTCGTAATAAATGTTTCAGAAGTATCTTAAAAGACAGTGATTATATGATTTTTGCCGTAGACCGCAAGAGAATATATTTCAAAAAATCTGATAGTGTGAACGGCTTTAAAGTGTATTACACAAACAAAGAAAAAAATAACTGCAGAATTAAATATGTAGAACCGCTTAATATGTTTTGTGGCGACTATGCCCTAAGATACGACAGCAAAGAAAATTTGTATTTTATAGATGCTGATTTCAAGCTTTAAGGAGTGTATAAAATGTTTGGATATGTAGATATAGACAGAGAAATAACAGGCAATTATGGAGAAGACAGTTGTGGTGAAGAAGTAGTTGCCTGCACTTGTGACGAGTGCAATGAGCCTATATATGTGGGTGACAAATATTATGAAGTTGAAGATGTGATTATCTGCGAAAATTGTATAGATAACTTTGCAAAAATAGGGGAGGTAAATATAAATGAGTATTTTTGATAAATTGAATAAGATTAATGTCAACGATTACACAGAAAAGAAAAACGGCTTAACATACCTTACATGGTCGAGAGCTTGGGGAGAAGTAAAAAAATTATATCCTAATGCAACATATGAAATAAAGTGTTTTGATGATGGACAACCGTATTATTATGACGAAAAGACAGGGTATATGGTATTTACATCAGTTACAATAGAAGAATTAACGCATGAAATGTGGTTGCCAGTTATGGACGGTGCAAATAAGGCTATGAAAGACAAGCCATACACCTATGATACAAGGTACAAAAAAGGGTTGACGGTTGAGACGGCAACGATGTTCGACATTAACAAAACAATTATGCGTTGTTTAGCGAAAAATCTTGCAATGTTTGGATTAGGGTTATACATATATGCTGGCGAAGATTTGCCGGAAACTGACGATACACAAGAACAACCTAAACAACAGGACGGACAAATTAATGAAAAGCAAATGCAGAAAATACAGAGCATTTTGACCGTTTTCCCGAAAGAAAACAAAGACACTTCACTAAACATTTTGTTGAACGAGTTCGGTGCAAAAGAGTTGTCAGCATTACAGCAAGATAAATATGTTTTGTTCATAAATCGTCTGACCGACACTGCTAACGGTGTTGTAAAGAGTAGATTGAGCAATCTTGTAAAACAGTTTATGAACAAGTCCGGTAAAACCGAAAGCGAAGTGAGAGAACTTCTGAAAGCAGGTTTAGGCAAAGGTGTTGACGAAGTCACTATCGCTGAATTTGACAAGTACGCACATAACGCAGTACAAATGATTAAAGATTATGGCGGTAATGCCGATGAATAAGCAGATATTTCAAAAAAAAGACGGTATTAAGGCGGTAGCGTGGCTATCGTCCTTAATATCTTCATTAGACGACAACAAGACGTATGCAGTCGAAGTAAAACAACATAAAAAACAACGTTCACTTGACGCCAACGCCTATTGTTGGGTACTGATAGACAAGCTTTCAGAAAAGCTGAATGTCAGTAAAACAGAAATATACAGACAGGCAATTAAAGAAATAGGCGGTAACAGTGAAACGGTGTGCGTGCCTACAAAAGCCGTAAACAAGGTATGCGAGGGGTGGAAACATAACGGTATAGGTTGGCAAACGGAAACGTTTAAAAGCAAAATTGACGGTTGCACAAATGTCATTTTGTACTACGGCTCATCGTCGTACAATACAAACCAAATGTCAATGTTAATTGATAATATTGTACAGGACTGCAAAGCACTTGATATTGAAACATTAACGCCGAAAGAATTACAGGCATTAAAGGACGGTTGGAAATGAAAAAGTGTTTTATATGCGGAAGAAACGGAAACGGTGACAGGTTAGAGCGACACCATATATTCGGAGGAAGTAACCGAAAACACTCTGAAAAATACGGATTGGTAGTTTACCTATGCGGCGAACGTTGTCACCGCAACGGCGAATACAGTGCACACAGAAACAGTGACATAGCTGATTACTTGCACCGATACGGTCAAGAAAAAGTTATGAAAGAGAATAATTGGACCGAAGAACAGTTCAGAGAAATTTTTGGAAGGAGTTATTTATGAATAAAGTTATATTAATGGGACGTCTTACAAAAGACCCAGAATTAAGGCAATCACAAAACGGCATTTCAGTTGCAAGATTTACAATCGCCGTAAACCGTAGATTTGCAAAAGACGGTCAGCAACAAGCCGATTTTATTAACTGCGTTGCTTGGCGTCAGACGGGCGAATTTATCGCAAAATACTTTGAAAAAGGTAGTATGATTGCAGTAACCGGAAGTATTCAAACGAGAACTTGGGACGGTAATGACGGCAAAAAGCAATATGCAACGGAAGTAAACGTAAACGAGGCATACTTCACAGGCAGTAAGTCAGAAAGCGGTACAAAGGGAAATAACACCGATTTTTCAGATAGTGATATTAATGAGTTAAATAATCAATATGGTGATGATTTCGCTACTATCGGTGGTGATGAGGACGACGATTTACCGTTTTAATTAAAATGAAAGGGAGCAGACAGTATGACATATATTGAAATACTTAATGCGTTTTGGAATTGGCGTAGGTTTAATGTAATTCCGCATTCGGCAGCGGATTTGTATTTTTGTCTTTTGGACTTTGCAAACGCTACTAAATGGGAAGATAAAATTACGATACCCAATTCACGCATAACAGGTAAGATAGATATTTCAGAAAAAAGCCTTTTCAATGCAAGAAACATATTAATTCAATGTGAATTGATAGATTACAAAAACGGCAAAAAAGGACAAGCCGGAACATATCAAATAAACCTAACCACCCTACATAATTTCATCAATAGGGGAAGTAATGTAGGGAGTAATCAAGGGAGCAATAGCGGAGTAATCAAGGGAGCAATAGCGGAGCAATCAGGGGAACATAATAAAGATAAAGATAAAGAGAAAGACAAGAGTAGTAGAAGTAGAAAAGAAACACTTCCGCTACTGCCCGAGAAAATAGTCAAGGCGTATCAGAATAACATAGCACCTTTGACACCGATTACTGTACAAGCCTTAGGTGATTGGTTAAATGACGTGTCGGAGGACGTTGTTATATACGCAATCGAGGAAGCCGTAAAGAATAACAAGCGCAATTACAGGTACATAGAGGCTATATTGCGTAATCACTTCAATGCGGGACGTACCACTCTTGCGGAGGTGCAAGGTGCAAAGAAAACATACAACAAAGGGAATGAACAAAGCGTATATGATGATAACGGTCTTGACTATGACGAGATGGAAAAATTAATGAGGGAGAGAATGTAATGGTTATATTGGCAATAGACCCCGGCAATGTACAAAGCGGTTGGTGTGTTATTGACGGGGAAACAATGAAACCGCAAGATTTTGGAAAGACCGATAACAACGAATTGTTAGACAGTTTTGAACGTCTGATAAGAGTATATCAAGTAGACGTTGTTGTTATCGAAATGGTGGCGTGTTACGGTATGCCGGTTGGGCGTGAAGTGTTTGAAACGTGTGTGTGGATAGGCAGGTTTACCGAAAAAGCAAAGCAATTACAAAAGGATGTTCAATACATAACACGCAAAGATGAAAAAATTAATATCTGTCACAGTATGAAAGCTAATGATGCAACTATACGTCGTGCTTTGATAGACAGATTCGCAAAGCACGACTTAAAGAACGGCAAGGGAACGAAGAATAACCCCGATTGGTTTTACGGATTTAAAGCCGATATATGGGTGGCTTATGCCGTAGGCGTGACGTGGATTGATACAAAAATGGAATAGGAGTGTTACATACATGGCAAAAGAACAATTATGTTGGACATGCAAAAACGCTTGTGGCGGTTGTGATTGGAGCAATCTCATTGAACCTGTAAAGGGGTGGACAGCTAAAAAGGTGCAACGCAAAAGCTATGAAACATACCGAATATCTGAGTGTCCGGAGTATATTCCAGACAAGAAAACAGATAGCGAAGAACAACAAAGAGGAATGATAACCAAAGACGAATTGGCTGAGATAAAGACTATGTTAGACAGTGGAGCAAGTACGGAAGAAATAGCTATATGTTTGAATAGGCGTGATAAGACAGTAAGAAAGGCGTTGGCAAAGATTGAAAGACAAGGTTGCAAAGAAACTAAAGCAGAAAAGACGCATTGCAAGACAAGCAGTACGTCAAAAAGAAGAATCAGCGTTGATTAATGATTTTAAAAGAGTTGCCGCAAAGCACGGTGTCAAGAAATTCAACACAAAAAAGGCACTTCAAGCCTACAAGATTGTTGAAGTCGAGGCAACCAAAGAGGCAATAGTTAATTCAGTTGTGTTTGTTGTATGGTATTTGCATACAAAGTACGGTTGGAATCAAAAACGATTGGTACGATACATAACATATGCACATAATTATCTACAACATATCGGCAATGAAACACGAACGGTTATGCAACTGACTGATGAAATAAAAACAGAATGTAATTTTGATTATCAATCATTAATGGCAGATTTTAAACCGTTGGAACTGAAAACACGAAACGTTGACGAAGACGGTATGAAGATGATTATATACAAAATGCAAACGTTATTACCTGTAACACTATATCCGTTGTATATGCAGTTTGGTTGGCGTAAAAAACGTATGACGGAAATCGGACAAGCGGCAAAGTTTGTATTAATGGATATGCTGAACGGCAGAATTAAAACCATAAAAGACACGATTCGTAACGATTGCAAAATGATATTTCATTCAGACGGACGGATTGAATATTTAGACAGGGGGAATTGATTTGACGAAAGAGGAGCTAAGGCAGTATCGCAGTATTGTTGCGGAATTGAACGAGGTAAACGACAGGATAAACAGTAATACGGTACACGGTACTGTCACAGGCTCTGACAGTGAATTTCCGTATGTTAAACACTGTATGTCAGTATCGGGCGTAACGTCGGAACATTCAGATGATATTATATTACGCCAGCGATTGGAACAGCAGAAACAAAAGATTGAATTATTTGTCGCTACAATATCCGACAGTGAAACACGTCGTATATTCCGATACAGATACATAGACGGAACGGTAATGCCGTCGTGGCAGTGGATAGCGTTCAAGATGGGTGGTGGCAATTCGGCTGATGCTGTAAGAATGACGCACAATAGATTTTTAAAAAAAATATAAAGTTGTTCGTTTTGTTCGTTTTTTCTATGGTATAATTTATAATGCGAAAAGAATGAGCAAACAAGAATAATACAAAAATCTATGTACAGTGTGTGTCTTTGTGCTTGTATAGCCTTGCTCTGCATATTCTTACGCCACATAATCGGTGTATCATCGTGAGATGATGGGTGAATATCTCATTTGTATTTGTGGGAGTGGAGATATTAATTTTTTTGGAAATTTATTCTTTGTAAAAAAGGAATTTTGTGTGATGTTGTCGAATTATATACACAAATACTATTTTATGGAGGATGAAATTATGGAAATATTGTTTTTTGATCATGTACGAAAGCACAAATCGGACGATGATAAATATCTCAAATATCGTAAAGAAACAAAAATGTTTTACGCTGATGAGTCATTAGAACATCTGAAAAAGGAAAGATTGCGTATAGAAACAAGATTAGAAGACAGAAAACAAGACAATGCATACAGTGCAATAGCCGCTATTTTGGCATTTATAACATTAGCAGTGACACTTGTATCAATAGTTACCAAAATTTTTTATTTTTTTATTGCTATAATAGCGATGTTTATATTATTAGCATTCGGAATATATAGAAAAGATGAGTGTACTCAATGCCGAATTGCATTGCAAGTCTTAGATGAACTGATAGCGGAAAAAGAAGAAAGCAAAACAGTCAACGGAGCAAAACAATACAATGTCACTATTGTATCAAAGTAAAATATAAGGCACTATCGAATCGGTAGTGCTTTTTCTATGCAATAAAATAGGGAGGTGATATGGGTGAAGATTACGGACGAAGTCAGAAAGAAAATTATAGCTGATTATGTGGATTGCGAAAATTACAGTGCGGTATCACGCAAATACGGAATCAGTCGGACAACTGTTTCAAATATAGTCAAAAGTGACGGTACAATTTGCGAAAAGTTGCACCGAAAAAAAGAGGAAAATACGCAGAGTGTAATTGAATATATGGGAAACAAAAATTCTGCCGTATGCGAACTGATAGACTTATATTTAGATAAACTTGTATCACCTCAAAAAATGGAAAAAGCTACGCTTTCTCAGATAGCTACTGCTCTTGGAATAGTTATTGATAAGTTTACGGCTATAAGGTCGGAGAGTGAAAATAGAGAAGGTGGGGTTATCCTTATGCCAGATGTGAAGGATACTTCATAAGAACGAGTGATTTAAAAAAGATTTGTGACATCTTAAAGGGGTGATGACAACGGACAGGAATATCATTTGGAAACCGCAACCGAGACAATATGAGTTTATGCGGAGAGGCGAATATGAGGCATTATACGGCGGAGCCGCAGGAGGCGGAAAAAGCGATGCCATGGTTGCAGAGGCTTTAAGACAAGTTGACATTCCGCATTACAAGGCTATTTTATTTCGTAAAACTTTTCCCGAAGCAAGGGAATTGATACTTAAAAGTCATCGTATATATCCGAGAGTATATCCAAACGCAAAGTATAACGGGTCCGAACATTGTTGGACTTTCCCGAGTGGAGCAAGGATTTATTTCGGTTCTATGCCGAATGCTACAAGTTATCTACGGTATCAAGGTTTATCTTTTGCGTTTATAGGTTTTGACGAACTGACGCATTTCACACGGGAAGAATATGAATACCTTATATCTCGTAACCGTGCAGACGGTCCGGGTGTGAGAGTATATATACGTGCAACGGCAAATCCGGGAGGAGTTGGACACGGGTGGGTTAAGGAAAGGTTTATTACCTCGATGCCACCTAATACTCCGTATGAATTTAAGACTACGGTATCAAAACCGGACGGTTCGGCAGTGGAGGTGACACGAAAGAGAATATTTATCCCGTCAAGTGTATTTGACAACAAGGAACTTTTGAAAAACGACCCCAATTATCTGGCTAATCTTGCTATGCTTCCCGAAGCACAAAGAAAAGCTCTGCTTTACGGGGATTGGAATACGTTTTCCGGGCAGGTATTTACTGAATGGAAAGACAATCCCGACGGATACAAACGCAGGCAGTTTACTCATGTTATTGAGCCGTTTGATGTGCCACGTCACTGGCGGAGATACAGAAGCTTTGACTTCGGTTATTCAAAGCCGTTTGCGGTGCAATGGTGGGCGGTGGACACTGACGGAAGAGTATATTTATATCGTCAACTTTACGGTTGTACGGAAACTCCAAACACGGGTGTTAAATGGGAGCCGAGAAAAATTGCAAAGGAGATACGGAAAATAGAAGATGAGCAGGAAAAAGGTAATACTATTATAGGGATTGCCGATCCGAGTATTTGGGACAAGTCACGAGGCTCTGACGGTACTGTAATAAACATGATGGAGGAGGAAGGTATTTATTTCGATAAGGCAAAAAATGACCGCATCTCCGGTAAAATGCAAATTCATTACAGGCTTGCATTTGACAAAAACGGATTCCCGATGATGTACGTGTTTAATACTTGCAGGCAGTTTATAAGAACTTTACCTAATCTTGTCTATGATTCAGTACATGTCGAGGATATCGACACTACACAAGAAGATCACGACTACGATGCTTGTCGTTATTTTTTACAGGAAAATCCGATAAAGGCACGTTCAAGTGAGGTTCACAATGATATATATACATACAATCCATTAATGGATTAGAAGTCATACGGAACGTTATTATAGCGGACGACCGATGGTCGTCTGAATAAAATATGTTTATATGGGACGGCGGGTTTGCTGCCCTGTGAAAGGAAAGAAACAATGGAAGAAAAAAATTTGAACGCAACGGGTGAAGAAATATCACAAGAGGAAGTCGTTCAACCTCAATACAATGACGGTGCATTTGGCAATGAAGAAAACATTGCACAAGAGGGATTCACCAACCCTCAAGAGGAACTTGATAATGTCAAGGACAAAACAAACTTTGATGAAATGAGTGACGAAGATTTTGAAAAATATATAAATTCGGCGCAAAACGGCACACTCGGTCGTGAAGTACAAGCGAATGAGTATGACGTGGACGAAAATGCAGATAAGAACAAAAATGAAAATACTGCTCCTATCAGCAAAACAGGTAACGTCGAGCCTGAAGACGGTGAGGAAGAAAAGCCTTTCAGAATATTCGCCACAAAGGAAGAATTTCAGGGAGTAATTGACGGTATTATGGGCGAACGCCTAAAGAAAAATCGTGAGGATATGAGCAAACTTGACGGTTTAAAAAGGCAAGCACTCAATTTCTATGGCACAGATGACGCTGATACGGCTCTTAAACAGCTGATAGAAGATATAGAGCAACAGAATGCTGACAAAAAAGGTATGAGCGTTGAGGAGTATAAACAGCAGTCTAAGGACAGTATTGATGCACAAAAATACCGTGAGGAACAAAGAAAAGCAACTGACAGAGATAATCAGATTGCCGAGATACAGCAGAAGTGGCAAAGTGAAAGTGAGGATTTAAGAGCAATAGTTCCCGAATTTGATTTTGCCAAAGCTATGCAGAATAAAACTTTTTACGACAATATAGTAAGAGGTAAATCAGTATCGACAGCATATCTTGCGGCGAATACACAAAATACTGTTATCGGTCGGGTGAAAACGCAACGCCGAGCGATTATACAGAACGGCAATATGAAAGGTAATACGGCGGGAAAGGTTGAGGCTAATCCTGCGACAATGTCAGATGCGGATTTCAGAAAGTATATTGACAGAATACAGAGAAGATAAGGAAAGGAATGATAAGATATGCCATTGGGATTTGAAGAAAATCTTAATATGAACAAAACTACAAGTACGGGTGTACAACCGTTATATCAGCCTGTACTTAACAGACATCTTTTAATGGTGTCAAAGCCGACGATGATACACGCACAGTTCGGTCAAAAGGTAGAAATACCTAAAGGAAAAGGAAAGACTATTGCTTGGGACAAAATGTCGCCACTGCCTAAAGCCAAAGTACCTCTTACGGAAGGTATCACTCCGGAAGGTACTGCAATTAATATATCACGAGTAACATGTACTCCTGAACAGTACGGTGCATATGTAAGTACAACAGATCAGTTTGAATTTTTTACGCCTAATCCGTCACCGGAGGTTTTAAGAATTAATGAGGTGCTTGGGGATAATGCAGGTGAGACTCTTGACAGTTTGACAGCAGATGTACTTTCAACGGGTACTAATGTACAATATCCTAACGGAAAGACGGCAAGAGCGTCATTGACAAGCGATGATGTGCTTACCGTTGCCGAAATCAAAAAGGCTGTCCGAACTCTAAAAGGCAACAGGGCAAAAAAATTAAAGGGCGGCAAGTATGTTGCTATTATTCATACAGATATTGCACATGACCTTATGAATGACAGTGAGTGGAAATATCCTCATCAATATGTTGACACAAAACAGATTTATGACGGCGAAATCGGTGAACTGTACGGCGTGAAGTTTGTTGAATCTCCCGATGCAAAAGTATTCCATGGCGAGAAAATTGCCGGATATGATGAATTATCTGTAGTTAAAGTTGATGGAAAGAATATTTACATTGCTGAAACAATTACAGATGATCAGGCGACATCACTTACAAGTGCATCAACAAAGCGAAAGATACTTGTAAATGATTTTGTTTACACTGTGTCATCCGCAACCGCAGGGAAGAATGGCGAGGCTTATTTGACTTGTGCGACTAATGTTGATGGAAGTGTGGTCGCAGATATGAAGATTTATCCCGGTGAAGGTGCGGCAAGCGGTAAGCCGGTTTACTCAACTCTTGTGATAGGCGACAACGCATATGGTGTTACTGATCCTAAAGGTACTCTTGAAAATATTACAAAGCCGCTTGGTTCTGCCGGAAGTGCCGATCCGCTTAATCAAAGAAGTACAATGGGCTGGAAATCTTATCATGCGGCAAAGATACTTGTTAATGAATATATGGTGAGAATTGAAACGGTTTCAACAAGATATTAATCAGATACTAATCAGATATTAATTTCAAGGGGCGTAACTTTACGCCCCTGTTTTTGTACAAAATGAGGAGGTGCTTTTTTATGGCAACAATAAAAAAAGATGAACACGAAAAGAAGGTACAGGATTACTACAATGAGAAAGTTCCCGTATTTATACGACGTCCTGAGGGAGTCAAAGATAATTCTTGTACCGTAACACTAAACGGTAAGAATTATCAAGTGCTTTACAATACAGAAGTAATGGTACCGAGATGTGTAGCACTTGTAGTTGAAGAATCAGAACGCAACGAAAGAATCGCGGAGGAAAATGTACAACGTCTTATGGGTGGAAACAAGAAATTAGGAGAAGTATAAGAGCGGAAGGGGGACAATATGCAGTATAAATTGATTGAAACAAAAAATAATACCAAAGGGCAGATTAGTGGTTTTTACGGCTTAAACCGTACCGAAAAAGGTGAATACAATGAATTTTCAGATATGCTGAATATGTCCTCCGACTGTTTTCCGTGTCTTGCTCCTGCAAAGACTATACAGAATGTGCTGACACAAGATAATATTCGAGCCGTCATATCACCGAAATATACAAATGACGATGAGATAAAAGCCTTTACAGGGGTAGCGGGAACAAGCTTTTATTATAACGGGAAAGAAATTCCTTTTGAAAGTGAGGATATGTCGATAACGGAGGGGATATCCGTTACTTTGGTTGACTTTAACGGGCGTATCGTAATATGTGCTTATGATGATAGAAACGGCAAAAGCATTATGTATTATTATGGATACACTGCAACAGATGAAAATAAAGTTAAACGAATGGAAAAGGGAGCATATGGCATTATCTGTACTGCGTATTCAAGCGGAAATCCGGACAGAGACGCAAGCGTTACTAATTATTTGACAGCAACAGGAGTTGACTGGACAGAATACTTTTCCGTAGGGGATGCAGTTTATATTGATGGGTTTAAAAATGAGAAGAATAACACTATTGACCTTGACAGTCGTTACAAAAATGTCAGCAAGGACAGAGCTATAAGCTGTATTGTGGAAAAAGTGACAAGCAGTAAACTTTATCTGCAATTATACAATTATCTGCATACTCCTCTTGTGCTTGAAAAAGAAAAAGCAGAAAACGTAAACATATATATTAAAATACCTACAATGAATCACGTTTGCATTCACAATAATCGTTTATGGGGAACCAATCCTAACGGAGAGTATTTGTACGCTTCAAAACAAGGAGATTGTTTCAATTTTAACACATTTCAAGGATTGGCTAATGACAGCTTTTATTGTGAAGTCGGAACGGCGGGTGGGTTCGTTGGGATTGTCAGTTACAGAGATAATCTCGTAGCCTTCAAGCGTGACTGCATACATCATATATACGGAGATAAACCATCTAATTTTACAATGCCGAAACAACTCTCGGATTGTGGGTGCATTGATATACGGTCGGCATTGCAGATTGGGACAGCACTTTATTTTCTCGGCTATGGTGGCTTTTATAAATATGTCGGCGGTCAGCCGGAGTTAATATCACGAAAGCTTAACAAAAAGTACAAAGCAGCAGTTGCTACAACTGACGGACAGAAGTATATCGTTTCCGCTAAGTGCAGTGAGAATGACGGCGGAGGCGAATTACTTGTGTACGATACGCAATACGGACTATGGTACAAAGAAACGTACATTGACTATGTCGATTCTTTTCGTTGGCATAACCGAGTATATGTTGCAGATAAAAAAAGTATTTTTGAGTATGGTGCATGTACACCACAAAGTTGGGAATGCAAAAGCACAGTTATATATGATGATATGTTTGACAACAAGGGTATGACGGAATTGTGGATAAGAGCAAAAATATCTGACGGTGCAAGGATTGATGTATATACTTCGGAGGACGGCGGAGATTTCTTGAAAAGAGGGACACTAAATGGGAAGGGGACACTAAAGGTGTATCGTATTCCTATACGATTTATAAATGGAGAATATTATCAATATCGACTTGATGGATACGGAAGTGCCGTTATATATGATATCGAAAGAGTTATATCAAGTGGCGGAAGAGGATACAGAAAGGGGTAATGATGTGTATATAAATGAAGTGATAAGGGCATGCGACACGTTATGCCCAAATGAATACAGTGAAGATGAAAAGTACAGATGGTGCGATGAATTATCTGCAATGCTGACTCAAGAACATCTGAAAAAGTATAATAAAATAACTGTTGAGCCGGAAGAAGATAATTCGTATCTTCTTCCGGAGGGAGTTACGTTTGAAATGGTAGACAGGATTTTGGACGGTGCAAGGGAAATTGATAAGCGTGATTTTCGTTCTTGCGGTATTGAGTATTATTACGGACTACGTGGCAGATTTGTTTTTCCGATACGTAATCGTGTTCGAGGGAAAATTGATGTTATATATATAGTAAAACATAATCCTATACGGAATATTTCTATAAACAATACTGTGAAATTTAAGCACAACGGATTTTATACCGATAATCCAAAGTTTATTAAGGGCGACACCGTAACGATAACAACGGATAATGTATCTTTTGAAAACATTGCAATATTGGATATACAGTATCCGGATGAAAAATTCTGCTTTATAGTTGTTCCTGACGAAACATTTAGAAGCCTTTTTTCGGGCGGGGAAACGGAAAAGAAAATACAATGCGAAATTAAACGAATTGTAACCGAAAAAACGGTATGCGATTCACCGTATGACAGAATGTATGTAGACTATGTAAACGCTCAAATATGCTATTATCAGCGTGATTTTGACACTTACAATCAGCATATGAATTTATTTAATCAGCGTCTTGCAGCATATCAATCATGGCTACAAGAACGCAGAGTACAGGACAGGGATGGGAAAATAACAAATTGGTGGTAGACATTAATGATTTTCTTGGTTTGAAAGGAGAAAGTATGCCGAATTTAACGACAGGATTTCCAAAGAAAACAGGAAATCTTGAGTCTGATTATGAAAATTTATATAACTGGTCGGTATCGCTTATTGATGAATTGAAATCAATTTTATGTAATCTTGACAGCGGTAATGTTACAGAAGCAAATAGTGTAAAGGCACAGAATATAGATTGCACACAGGCAAGGATAAAAGATGCACAAATGCAAAGTATTACTGCGGACAAGCTTACGGCAGGAACGATTGACGCACGGGATATAAATGTTATTAATATTAATGCAGATAACATTAATACAGGTACTCTTAACAGTGAGATTGTGAATATAGAAAGTGAAGACGCAAAAGGAAAACTTATTTTAGATGGCGATTCACTTATATTTTATGAGAAAGACGGTGATAAAATATACCAGCGTATTGCTATCGGACGTGGGGAGGACGGGAAATACATATTTACTGTACAAAACAGGGACGGTACGCAAGGAGTGTATATGGACAGCGGCGGAAATATAAACATAACAGGGAATATTGGTGGTGCGAGCAATATTTCTGTTACTTCCGATGTCGATATAGGCGAAACTTTAAATTTTAAAGACCGAGATACCCAAACAAATGGAGGGATTATATCAATCAGCAATAACCGTCTGTATATCGCAGGAGTGGGTTCAAGAGGAATTGAGATTTATACAAAAGGAAATATTGATTTGAATTGTGGCAGTTGTAGGATAAACGGAAAAAACGTTTTAACGGATTAAGGCTTGAAAGGTGGGGATTGAATGGAAGATGAAAAAGAAATAATTCCTTATAAGGGGAAAATAGACCCCGATTTTATAAGTAAGGCTTTAAGAATGTATCAGAAATATAAGGGCGACAAGGCAGAATTGCACAAACGTATTGTAGACAACAATAAGTGGTACAAATCAAACTATTCGCACTTAATGAATCCTAAAACAAATGAAACAGAACCGGCAACAGCGTTTATATTCAGTGCCATAGAAAATAAATATGCCGATGCAATAGATAATTTCCCTGTTCCTAATCTTTTGGAGCGTGAGCCGTCTGACACTCAGACGGCTAAAATTTTGTCTAAAATTATTCCTGTTCAGCTTGAAATGAGTGGATATAAGAAAGTATATAAGGATAACTGGCGAAGAAAATTAAAACACGGTACGGCGGTTTATGGTGCTTTTTATAATGAGCAGATACGAGATATTGACATACGGGCAATAGACATTATGAGTATATATTGCGATATGCACGTCAGAGATGTGCAGGACAGTCAGTTCTTATTTATAACAAATGCGGTGGACAACGATGTATTGAAAGAGAATTATCCTGATTTTAAGGCTTTATTTCACGGAGACGCAAGTGTGGAAAGTTACAGCGGAATACACCAAATAGACGACAGAACAGAGGTTATCGATTGTTATTATAAAAAGGCAGACGGTACGCTTCATATGATTAAGTTTGTGGGCACTACGGTTATTGATTCTACCGAAGATACAGAGGGGTACGAGCACGGATTATATAAACACGGAATGTATCCTGTTATATTTGATGTGCTTTATGCGGAAGAAGATTGTCCGTTTGGGTTCGGTATTGTTGACGTTATTCGTAATCCGCAACAATATATTGATAAACTTGACGGTATTATTATAAAAAATGCGATACTTTCCGGAAAACAACGTTATCTTGTCAAGGAAAACGGTAATATAAACGAAAAGGAATTTTTGGATTACAGCAAGGATATTGTACACGTTACAGGAAGTGTCGATGAAACAAATATAAAGCCGATACAGGCAAACGGACTTTCAAATTATGTATTGGAACACAGAATTGAGAAGATTAATGAATTAAAAGAGGTGGTCGGCAACCGTGATTTTCAGCAAGGCGGTACATCAAACGGAGTTACGGCGGCAACTGCAATTACATCTCTGCAACAAGCGGGAGAAAAACTGTCACGAGCAATTATTGATGACAGTTATGATGCCTACAAGTCGCTTATAATTATGATTATTGAACTTATGAGAGAGTTTTACGATGAGGAACGCATATACCGTATCACAAACGAAATAGGTGCAACACAGTTTGCACAATTTGATAATTCTATGCTTATGACACCTATGGAAAAACGTGACGCATTCGGTTTTGTATATGACACCGAATACAAGAGAACGGAATTTGATATAGAAGTTATTCCTCAAAGAGAGAATCCTTTTACAAAGGAAAGCAACAATCAAACTATTATGAATTTATGGAATGGTGGCTTTTTTCTGCCACAGAATTTTGATGTCAGTATCATTGCTTTGCAAAGTATGAATTTTGATGGGAAAGAAAAGATTATCGAACAGATACAGGGATTACAGAAACGCAATCAGCAACAGATGTTAGAACAACAGCAAAATTTAATGCAGGGTCAGACAGAAAACGAACTTGTTCCGGTAGGACAATACAACGGCGAAAATGATGAAAGCATAAATGAAGAAAGCGTAAGTAACGGAGAACTTATTCCGGTCGGAAAATTCGGAGGTGAAAATTAATGTCAACAATAGCAACGCCTAATTATTTAAAACAAGCGGCAGACCAAGTCTTGCCACAGAAAACCAGTACAACTCAGAACAATTCGCTCACGTCTAAAGCGGCGGAGCAGACACTTGATGCGATAAATAAGTCATATCAAAATCCGACAACGTCCATGTCAAGCACATCGGCTGTCAGAAACGGAACTTCAAATGCTATGATTCAGCCACAAGTTGCAGCAACGCAGAGTGTTCCAACAACAAATGGTATGAAAGGTGTGCGTGCAACTCTTAATAATTATGGAATAAATGATGTAGGATGGAATGATGCAACGAAATCGGTAACCATTAACGGTAAGGATTATTATAAACCGTCTACTGTGGTTGACGGTACAAGTTATGCAAACGACAGAGATATGTATAACATTATAAATTCTGCGTACAGAGATAAGGGGAAGTCGATTGCCGGTGCAACTGATTATGTAAATTCTAAAGGAATAAGCAATGCCGTTAAATGGTCGGGAGGACAGCTTATGGTCGGCGGTCAAAATGTTCCTGTTGCATATGTTGATGATAACGGAACGGCATATGCCGAAAAAAGTGTACTTGACAAAGCGATAGCTTCATACGAAAAAAATGCAGGGATAAAAGGAAATCAAGGCGTTTATGACAGTTGGAAAAGTGAATACGGCGACAGAATAAATGATGCACTTGATACGATATTAAATCGCAAAGAATGGAGTTATGATCCTGAAAGTGACAGTGCATATCAAGCGTATAAGGAGGCATACACAAGAGATGGTAACAAAGCATATCAGAACGCATATGCACAGATGGCGGCAAATACAGGCGGTTACGGTTCAAGTGTCGGTATGACGGCGGCAGGTCAGCAGATGAATAATTATATGCAGCAACTTGGGGATAGGATACCGGAACTTATGCAAAATTCATATAGCAGATATGCAAACGAACAGGAACTTAATCGTGCGGCACTAAACAGTCTGTTAGGTGTAGCGGATTCGGACTACAACAAAGCATATCAGGCAAATCGTGACAGTATCAGTGATACTTCAGCAGCAAACTATTATAACTATTTGCGTGACAAGGACGCAAGGGACTATAACAGACAAGTCGGAACAGAGGACAGAACATGGAAGTATCAAGAACCAATACTTCAAAATCAGGTTGAGCAGAGCAATGCGGACACAAGTCGTTATGCACAAAATGCCGATTTAGACTTAGAGAGTAAGCAACTAAGTAATACATCTCAAAGAATAACAAATCAGATGGCTAAGATACAAGAAGTTCTGTCAAAATATCAGTATAGCGGTAATATTGACGCACCGATAGCAGAGGAAGATGCGTTAGCTATGGGTATAGGTAAAAAAGCTGACGGTACATATCCGAGTATAAGAGATATACAGGAGCAATATGCAACTTTGCAGGCGGCGGCACAGTTAATTGGTTGGAACAATTACGGAAAGGCAGAAACGCTTGACACTTGGAAGATTAACAACGGATTATACGGAATGTAAGGAGGACTGATTTATGGCATGGTCGGACAGTTTATCTAAAAATTTCAAACTGAAAAAAACGGAGGAGCAAAAAAAACAGACATCTGATAAAGAACAAAAGCAAAACTCTCAATCAGGAAATTTTTATGAGGACTTTAAGGCGAGAAAAGCAAATAACACTAAGGAAAATGTCACGGAGCGTTTGACAGGCTCGGCTTCATTCAATAAAAACAATACAAATAAATCAACCGACAGAGCATATACAAACAAGTCTGAAAGTATAGTTAAAAAAACATCTCCAACTTCAACATTTGTAAATAATTCAAACAGATTTAAAGGTTATCGGACTTACAGTGAAAGAAAAAAGACCGGAAATATTTTTGTTCCGTCTACTGTATTGGGTAAATATACTAACGGATTTTCAAAAGAAAATACTGAAAAGATGAAATCAAACAAGTGGAAGGGCAGTTACGGAGTTATGCCGGTACAAGAAAAGATTACAAGCGGCGATACGGCGACAAAAGAAAAAAAGCCGGGATTCGGTAAATGGCTTGGAGATAACGTGATGAATGGCATAGGACAGTTTAACCGTTCGGTTGCAAGCACAGCTGATCTTATTATTCCAACGGCAGGAGATTTCGGAGGCGACAGTATTGTCGACAGAGTTATAGATTACTATAAAGGCGACTCAGACAGACTTGCACAGAATGCGGAAAAAACAAATGCTATAAAAGGCGGTAATTGGGGGACGGCAGGTAAGCTTGTCTCGGGTACAGTATCGGCATTGCCGAATGCAATTATTGCAATGATGAGCGGAGGTACTTCGACCGGTGCGGCGGCATTAGAAAGTACAGCATCTAAAGGAATAGGAGAAACTATGCTGTCTTCGGCAAAGCAACTTATGAAAAATCCTATGTATTGGAGTTCGTTCGTACAGACAGCCGGAAATTCATTCGATGAGGCTAAGGCAGACGGAGCAAGCGATATTGAAGCCACTGCAACGGCTATGATAAGCAGTTTTTTGAATGCCGGCGTAGAAGTGGGCGGTGGTATTGAAACAATACCAAGTAACCCAAGAAGTATTAAGACGTGGGTTAAAGGAATGTTTGATGAAGGTAAAGAGGAAGTTGTACAAGGAATAATAGAACAGGCTACTAAAAAAGCCGTGTATGATCATAACAAGAAAATCGTTTCTAAAACGGACCAAAATGCGATTATAAATCCAAGCCGTTCTGCTGATGAATTTGTAGGCGGTGCGGTAGTAGGCGGAATACTCGGTGCAGGGCAGATGGGAGCGGGAGCAGCACTTGATGCTTATGGACATACTGTTCAAACAGGACGTGAATTTAAGGATATGGGCGAGGTGCAGAGTGTTATTGATACCGGTAACAAGAGCGATAGAAATACTTCTGCTTATAAATATGCACAGAAAATGCAACAGAAACAAGATAAAGGTGTCGATTTAAGTGACTGGAATATTGGACGTCAGTATCAGAAAAATGTCAAGGCGATTGATGCGGAAAACAAGTTTATAAATGATATTTCGGGTGCGACAGGAGTAGAGACTGAAGTTCATGCCGATATGCACGGACTTAACGGACGGTATATATCAAGTGTAAATAACAAATATTCACCGATTGAATATGACGGTAATGGCAATGCTTATGTGAGAATTGATGAGGATATTTTAGAAGGTGTTGCACCAGAAGATTATATTAAAACTGTAAGAAATGTTCTAAAATATAAATTTTCTGACGGAATAAATTTGAATGGCAAAAACATTGCCGTGAGCGGAAAATCACGAGGTGAATTTACAAGTTCAAAATATACAAAAAATATGTCTGCAAGTGACAGAGCAGATAAATTTAGAATGGCTAATAATATTGATGAAATTGTTAATGTGCAAAATAACATAAATACCGAAGGACTCAAACATCCAAGGAAAGATGATATAATCAGTTTTGACGGAGGATATGCGACTATAAAAGTTGGAAACAATGAATTTTTAGGTAAAATTCTGCTTGCTAATAAGCAAGACGGAACACAACAATTTTATGATATTGTCGATTTAATTCCAACAAAAATACAGCAACCGCATTTCAACGCGGGTCGCACAAATGCGATTGCCACGGACCGAAATGACGGTGCTGTATCTACTAATAGTATATCTGAAAATAGTAAAAATGTCAATGGAAAAATTGATATATCTGCAAACGGCGACACTTCGATTCCCACTACAGTAAAACACGAATTTACACACGCATTTAAGCAGAGTGCACCTCAGGCATATCAAGATTTTGAGGATTATGTCATGAAATCGGTTATGGAAACAAATCCGGAAGCGGTTAGAAAAAGACTTAATTCACTAAAGAGCAGATATGAACAGGAGGGGATACCGTATAATGATGAAATAGGTCGAGAGGAAATAGTTGCCGAAATGACAAGTACTTTTGAGCCTAATGTAAACAAAATTGCATACGGAAATCCTAATCTTGCTGATAAAATCTTACAAGGGATAAGCACTGCAAAGGCAAAGATACAGTCCGCTTTATCTTCGCCATATACCAATGACCGTACAGGTGTTCAAATGACATACACACAGCTTAATGAGGCTGAACAACTATGGAATAATGCACTGCGTCAGGCGGCTGAAAACAGGGGGAACGCAAATGGTGGCAAGGCTGTTGTGCGTAATTCTATAACTGAAATCGTTGGGAACAATGGTAATTATGGTAAGGGAGTATATCTTGATACAGATTTATTCAAAGGTATCAAACCGAGAAATTGGGGCAAAGTCCTGTCAAAGTATGTGTATGATAATCTTGCAGGAACAGAGCTGACCGTATATGACAATAACGGGAATCCCGAAACAATTTCTTTTGCAAAAAAGAATGAAAGAGCTACAAAGGATGATGCGGCAAATTCACATAAAGTAATTGATAAGCTGGCAAGGACAAGAGGAAATACAAATATGTTATCCATTGTTCATATTGACGAGTTATTGAATACTGCACAACCAAACGGAAAAACAAATGAAAATTCACATCAATGGCTTGATGAGAATGGTTGGGATTTAAGAAAGGCATATGTCCAAGATAGAAAAGGAAATATTTATGAGACTATTCTTAATATAGCAAAAACCCACGATGGAAGAAATATACTATATGCTTTGTCAAATACAAAACAGATAGACGAGGGCGAAGTGCCCTCAACCCAAAACGGGAGGGGCTCGCACACTATCCGTCTATCTGTTACAGATAGTATACCCGAAAATAGTAAAAATGTCAATGGAAAAATTGATATATCTGCAAACGGCGACACTTCGATTCCCACTACAGTAAAACACGAATTTACACACGCATTTAAGCAGAGTGCACCTCAGGCATATCAAGATTTTGAGGATTATGTCATGAAATCGGTTATGGAAACAAATCCGGAAGCGGTTAGAAAAAGACTTAATTCACTAAAGAGCAGATATGAACAGGAGGGGATACCGTATAATGATGAAATAGGTCGAGAGGAAATAGTTGCCGAAATGACAAGTACTTTTGAGCCTAATGTAAACAAAATTGCATACGGAAATCCTAATCTTGCTGATAAAATCTTACAAGGGATAAGCACTGCAAAGGCAAAGATACAGTCCGCTTTATCTTCGCCATATACCAATGACCGTACAGGTGTTCAAATGACATACACACAGCTTAATGAGGCTGAACAATTATGGAATAATGCACTGCGTCAAGCAGCAGAGAACAGGGGAAATGTAAGCAGTGGTGAGGATGCTGTCAGATACTCGACTGTAGGAAATAAAAATAATAGTCTGAAAGAGCAAATACGAAATAATTTGGAAGAATTAGATCGTATGCTACCTGTAATGAATTATACGTATAATATTAACCAAAATCTTTCCAACAGCGAAAAAAGAAATGCCGTTTTAGACGAGTATTTGAGAAAATATGGTACGGATAATAAGAATATTATTGTTACACGCAAGGGATTTGGCGACGTCAGTGTAGGAGCAAAAGATATACGAAGCGGTTTGAGATATTTGAATACAGATGCTGAATATGCCGCTGTATTAGCTATTCCGTCTGTTATAACGGAAGGAACGGAAATAGACAGGCATAATAATCATAAAAACAGAGGCTATAATACAATAACTTTTGCTGCACCAGTTGAAATAAACGGAGTGCGAGGGAATATGGCAGTTACCATAAAGGAAACGAACAAATACAAATATAAAATGCACAGAATACTACTGCCAGATGGTTCCATGTTTGAATTTTTGGACAACGAAAAAAACAGCAGCTACAACGATGGGACGGTCGACGATAATGTCAACGGTAGCCCATCCATCGCTACTGTTTCTAATAATAGTATATCTGAAAATAAGCCGATTGTCAAGAATTCTTTGGGAGGAAATACGAGCGATACACAAGTAAAATCGGCTACTGATAATGTTGGCACATTTGACAAGAATAAAACAGATATACGTTACTCCTTTGCAGGGGACAATGCAAAAACTGCTGATATGGGGGCGTTACAACAAGCAAGGGATTTAGAACAAAGCGGAGTAAGTATTGAAGAAATCAGAAAGACTACGGGGTGGAGTAGAGGATTAGATAACAAGTGGAAGTTCGAGATTGACGACAGTGGGGCAAAGTACAACGAGGAAAAAATACGATTAGGAAAATCCGTAAATTTAGATGAGGTACTCGAACATAATGACCTTTTTAAAGCATATCCTGATTTGAAAAATGTAAAGGTTAAAGAAATATCGGGATTGGAGGCAAAAGGCATTTATTCTCCTGAGTTTGATTGCATATTTATGAATAAAAATATGACGACACAGGAAAAATTAAAATCACTCATTCACGAAGTGCAACACGCAATACAGGTAAGAGAGGGGTTTGCGGTAGGAGAAAGCCCTGACAGTGAAAACAGAAATCAAAGTGCAGGAGAAATTGAGGCTGACGATGTAAAGGCACGTCAAGGTATGAGCAAAGAAGAAAGACTTAATACATTCCCCGAAAGTATGAAATCTAATCCTAATGCCGATGTTGTATTTTGGGATAATGGTAATATTAAGAATATGGGAGATGTAAACAACCAAACGAACGGAAATAGCAATATATACGATTATACAAAATCTTTTGCAGAACAGATAAATGATTGGAAACAGGGGTTAATACCTCAAAACGATTCACTTCTTGTTTCAGGAACTCCCGAAGTGCTTAAGAAAACAGGTTTTAATGCACTGCCAATAACAATAAATCAAAAACATATTGATTATGCAATAAATGGCACTAAAGATGTAGACCACCATTTAGGTGAAACATTACTTAAGCAGTTGCCGCAGGCTTTGGAAAATCCTGTTGCTATAATAAGTTCTCAGACACAGCCTAACAGAGTGGTTGCGATATTAAAAATGCAACATAACGGAAAAAATGTCGTAACTCCCGTAGAAATAGATGGCTATGGAACACAAAACAATCTTACAATAGATAGTAACGCTGTGGTTTCTATATTCGGAAAAGATAATGCTATAACAAAACAACTAAAAAATGCTTTAATTGATGAAGCAAACAATAAAACAAGTATGTTTTATTGGAATAAAAAAGAAGCCTTATCTTTACTACAGAGACCAGGGCTCCGATTGCCCAACCCCCTGCCTCAAGATGGCTTCATACATAATATAACAGAAAAAAACTCGTCTGTCAAGCCTAAAATTAAAAATGCAACATATTCTCAACAATTTAAACGTTGGTTCGGCGATTGGGAAAACAATCCTAAAAAAGCAAGTAAGGTTGTTAATGAGGACAGAACACCAAAAGTGGTGTATCACGGGACGTCTAACGGTGGATTTTGGTTTTTTGATACATACGGTTCAAACTTTGGCTTGTTTGGAAATGGCAGTTATTTTACTGAAAGCGAAAATGTAGCAAAATCCTACACAAATAAAGGTAAAGGTAATAACAAACAAGTATATAGTGTGTACCTTGATATAAAAAAGCCGATTGATATGGACGCACAAGCTGATATATCAAAATGGAATAAAGCCTTTAAGGAACAGGATATTGATGTTGTCGCACAAAAGGGCGATACCAATGAGCAAGTATATAGAAAACTTATTGAAGAACTTAAATACGAGGATTATTCAAAATATGAAGCAGAGGAAATCGTATCAAGCATAATCCAACACAATATGGGATATGACGGTATAACACATATTGGTGGTGGAAGATTTTACGGTGGTAGTGAAAAACATCGAGTTTGGATTGCGTTTGAACCAGAACAAGTAAAATCGGCTACTGATAATGTTGGCACATTTGATAAGAATAAAGCGGATATACGGTATTCAATGAAAGAAAATACTGATACGGATAAAGTCAGTCAATTATATGAAAAAACAATGCAAAAGAACGCATATACTGATGAATTTAAGGACGAGGCAGAACGCAGAAAACCTGAATTTATGTACATGGGTATAACCAACAAGGAAACATATGAGGTGGCACAGACGGATATATCAAGTCGAGGTGATAATACTGTTTTATCGGAATTGTCTATGAAAAATGGCGAGTGGAGTGCTGATGATACTGCTAAATCGCTTGCACTTATGGCGAAATACCAGAGTGAAAACAACACTTCCAAGGCGGTTGATGTTGCATCTATGCTCCGTGAAAAAATGACAAAAGCCGGTCAAGCGGTCCAGGCATTAAAAATTGTGAACAAGCTAACGCCGGAGGGACAATTTATTGACTTTGTTCGTCAAGCGGAAAAGGCGGTAGATGATCAGATAAACAAGCACCCGGCAAAAGACAAGATACGACGGGAACTAAAGGAAGTTGAGAACATTGACAGACAGCGTGGTGATAGCGGAGAACATACGCAAAATCGTAACGATAAATCTGAAAAGGACAAAGTTCTTGACAAATGGAAAATAGACCATTTGGATACGGATGACACAAAACAGGTTAATGACGTATTAAAAACACTTGATACTCTTAATGACAAAAATGATCTTATAAATCTTATATTAAAGCAGTCGAAGGAGCGAAAGACAGCTTCTAATGTTTTCGTGAAAAAAGCACTTGAGGGACAAAATATTGAATTTTTAAAAGATACCGCCGTTATGCAGGTGTTTGGAAAAATATCCGATAAAATACCGAGTTCGATTGCTCAAAAGGCATCAACCTATCAAGCAATGTCACATTTGCTCAATGCACGCACTATGATGAGAAATATAACATCGAATGCGGCATTTAATACAGTTGACAGAATTTCAACCGATATAGGTGCTATTGCAGACAGCATTATTGGACTGTTTTCAGGTCAGAGGACTGTTGGAGTAGACAGAGGAATATTTGAAAAGGGACGGTTTAAAGCCTCGGCAGACAGGGCAGTAGCACAATATATTGATATTGCGTTGGCGGTAAATCATGAAACAGACAGCAGCAAATATAATCTTAATTCCGCAAGACGCACGTTCAAGAGCAGAACCTTAGGCGGACTTGAACGTGGTATGTCATATGGATTACAGGTTACAGATGAATGGAGTAAGGGCGGAATTGAATACAATATCAAGAAAAGTCTTGAGCGTTTGAAAAAATGTGGATTTACAGAAGATGAAATTGACAATATTGCAAAGTTTGAGGCAAAATACAGGACATTTCAAGACGATACAAAGCTTAGTCAGATATTAAAAGGTCTTAAGGATACACTTAACGTTATTGGCATAGGCGAAACAAACCAAGTCGGCAGACTGAAAAGCCACGAGTTCGGATTGGGAGATCTGGTGCAAAAATATACGCAGGTACCAGGAGCGCTTATAACACGAAGCGTAGAATACTCACCACTTGGATATTGCAAAGCACTTTACAATATCGGTAATGCTACATACAACAAGAGCAAAGGTGCGGATTTTAATGCAACGGACCAAAGAAATATTGCTCTTTCCCTCGGACGAGCAATGACAGGAACAGGACTTATAGCATTATTTGCAGGACTTTCAAAATTAGGTATATTTACGGGTGAGCGTGAAAACGAAGATGATAAACTGAAAGCAATGGAAAATTCCGAGGGAATATCAAATACACAGCTTAATCTTTCTGCACTGTCAAGACTTATCGCAAGCGGAGGTAAGGATACAAGCGGTAGAAAAAACGGCGATATTCTTACTTCATTGGGATTCCTTGAGCCACTTAACACACTGATGGCGATGGGAAATGCCGTTGCAGAAAATGGCAGTGTAAAAAATCCGGTAGATTGGGCGAATGCCGCAACCGCAAAAACGTTTGATCAGATTATGGATATGTCAACTATGAGTACAATGCGGAGTATATCAAATACACTTACATATGGAGGAAATGGATTAGACGTTGCGATTGGTACACTGGCAGACAGCGGAAGTGGATTTGTTCCAAGCCCTGTAAGACAATTCGGTAGTTTTATAGACACAACACAAAGAAATCCTTATAACGAAGAAAACAGTATAGATAAGGCAAGGGAACGCTTTAGGACATCAATTCCTGGGATGAGAAATAATGTTGCCGCAAAAGTAAATTCTTTTGGGGAAGAAAAAACTACTTCATCAGGAAACAGAGCCATAGATTTTTTGAACAATTTCTTTTCACCGGGATATGTAAATGTTTATCAAACAAATGATATATCAGAGGAGTTATATAGGCTATCAGAGCAAAGTGCTGATGTTCTGCCACATATCCCGGCAAAGTCATTTACTGTTGACAAAGTACAGTACAAACCAAGAGGTAAGGATTATGAGGTATACAGTAAACTTGTAGGTACGATTACGGCACGGAAAATGCACGATATTATAAATGCAGATAGTTACAAGGATTTGAGCGACGAGGATAAAATTATAGCTCTTTCAAAGGCTGCAAGTGACGGTGAGAAAGAGGCAAAAGAACGCTATGCAACCAGGGATAAACCGGCTATTCAGTCAGAGAATTCTGTATTTAGATTAACAGAACCGACAACTTTGAATGCAAGAAAGCAAGCTTTAAAGGAAAGTCAAGAAAAGCAACAAAGAGCCGTATCGTATATACAAGATGTGACGGACAAGCTTGCAGAGATGTTACCGGATAAGGCGGATGAATATGGAGTGAACTCACTGCAGATTAACGATATAAAAAGTATCAAAGTTGACGGCAAAAGTTATGATATATCGTCGGAAACAGAAAAAAAGATTGTCAACACAGCAAATGAGGAACATTATTCAAATGTTGAAAAACTGATGAACAATGAAATTAATGTTGAGGATATTGTTGGGTACACCTCTAAGGGCAAAGCAAGAACCTCAACGCAGGCAGACGGTTCAAAGGTATCATTGACGGGCAAGATGTACAACGATGATGGAACACCAAGATTTGATGAACTGGTTACGGTCAAAATTATATATAAATCAAAGGAAAATGCAAAAGAACACGCTACGGAGAAATACAGGGACGAGATAATCGGAAATAACATATCAGCAGATGATGAGAAGTCTACTAAGGTATCTAAAAGCAAGAGAGCTAGAACTAAATTTACAAGTGCGAAAGGTTCAGGACATTCTTCATCGGAAGGTAAAAAGAAGGGGAGAGGAAAAGATTCCAATAATTCGGGTGGAACATCAAGAACTCGATTTACGGCAAGAGCAAACACAAACAGTACAGCAGATAAGAATAACAGCAATACGCAAGATATTTTATCGCTTCCGAATACCGTGAATCCACAACTTATTCAATCAGCGGCAAATTCATTCATGAAAAATAACAATGTTTCAAATACGGTGAAACCGATTGAAAATCCACTGTTTATGTAAAGGAGAGTGATGTATATGAAAACATTAATTATCACAGGAAACGACGTAAGGAACGACATTGAAGAAAAAACAATAAGTAATTGGGTGGCAGAATATCTCAAGCGTGAAATGTGTAGGCATAGGGATGCTAAGATATTAGACCACCCCGACAAGAGTGTCACATCAACAAAAATAGCGGATAAGGCTATACATACAGAACATATTGCGAATTATGCAATCACAAAAGACAAGGTAGTCAATGGAGCGGTCACAACTGATAAAATTGCTGACAAAAGTATAACGGCAGATAAATTAGCATTAGATATTGTTGCGGATTTAGGGAAAGCCAATACATTCCTTTATTCTGATGGTGAGCCGATATGTCTTTCAGAATATAAAAATACATCAGGAGGCTACGAAGTTCCTGATATTCCTGTCAATGTGTTTTTCAAATTGGAAAATGATACGGACAGCATATTAACGAAATTTCAAACAGCTGATGACCACTACACAACATTAAGTTGTGATATTGCTCCGGGCGAAGTGAGAATATGCGTTTTAATACAAAAAGAAGTCAGCGGAGCAGACCCACAAAACGGGTATTTGTTTGTATTGGACGATAATAGTATAAGAAAACTATTAAACGACAAAGCACCGACAAACCACGCAAGCGGTGCCACAACATACGGTGTGGGTAATGCAAGTAATTACGGACATTTGAAATTGTCTGACAGTACCACAAGTACAAGCAGTACGTCAAGCGGTATCGCCGCAACACCGAGAGCAGTAAAAACTATCTCTGACACACTAAGCACTGAAATTTCGGATCGACAGGCGGCAGATGACGAATTGAAAGGTAAAATTGAATATGGAGAATCAGAGAGACAAGCAATTATTGAGGATATAAACGAACTTGAGAACGGTAAAGTTGGGTCAAATGATAGAGTAACCGGGAAAGAAATGAATTATAGTGTGACGGAGTTGTTGAAGTGGGTTGCCGAAGGCTTAGAAAAAAGTAATTCGGTTAATTATCCGGGGCT